GGTCGAGCAGGACGTACCCGGGGCGAGGGATGAAGGCCGGCTTCAAGCGCCCCGAGCACTGCTGCATGTTAGGTGAGTCACAGCTGAGGCGGCCCGTCTTCACGCGGCCGACGTTGTAGGTGGCGTGAATCACGTTGTTGGGGTCACGCAGGCTCAGCCACTGGTTCAGGAACTCGAGGGTCTTGACCGCGTCGCGGTGGCGCAGAAGCGCGTCGGCGGCCGGGCTGCCCTGGCGCTGTTGGGCGATGAGGACCGCCTTGTTCCACTGAGGGTTGCCGGAGTCGGTGCGAGCCGTCACGCGCAGGTCGCCGGCCTCGATGGCCCGGGCCACGAAGCCCTGGAACCACTTCGAGGTGGCGGCCGTGGTCACGCCGTCTTTAGCGGGCGCGGGGGCCGGCTCGGTGCCGTACAGGCCGAGGATGTCCTGGCAGGCCTGAAGGCGCTGGGCGTCCATCTCCTTGATCTTCTCGTGGACCCAGTCCACGTCGAGGAGGAAGCCCCGCTGCTCTACCTTCGTGAGCGTCTTCACAGTAGGCATGGCGACGTAGGTGGCGACCTTGCCGAGCCGGGCCATCTGGATGTCGTCCGAGTCCCACGGCTCGTCCTCACCGGTCAGGAACATCTGGTCGCGGTGCTCCTGCTCGATCTTCCAGGTGTAGTAAGTGTCGCGAGCCGCATACTCGCCGAGCTGGATCAGGTCGACGCGCTCAGCGGCGCCTGGGGTGCCGAGGTCGAAGTCGTCCCACTCCTCGATCCCGAAGTCGCGCGCTGCGCGGATCTTCAGGCGGGTACGGGCCTCAGTATCGACCAGCTGCGAGGAGACGGTGGTGTCCCACTCGATCCGGTCGGACAGGTCCACGCCGGTCTGGGAGAAGACCCACCGGGCGTCGAACTTGATGTTCGCGTTGACGAAGGGCTTCCCGCTGAGGTTGATCTCGCGGCCGATGATCGCCATGACCTTCCGCCACGAGCCCAGCAGCGGGCTGGCCGGGTGCGAGAGGGGGACGAGGAAAGTCATCGGCTGCTCCCCGTCGAACTTCCTCCAGTTGTAGGCGCCGGCGGCGGTGCGGGAGGCGTTGGGGAGGGTGAGGGCGGCCAGGACGATGCGGGCGGGGTAGCCGCCGTTGGTGTCGCCGCCGGCCTCGGCGTGCTCGTCAAGACCGGTTGTCTCTAGGTCCATGACGATCTCAGAGGACTCGTGAATGGCCTTCACGAGGGTCTTCAGGTTGTCCTTGCCCCACACCCAAGTGATCGGTCCGCAGGGCGTCTCAGAGCCCTGTGCGGCCTTCCTGGCGCGGCTCACGACCTTGCTCAGGTCCATGATGCTCATGGGTTCTCCTTCAGTAGGGCGCTCGTAGGCGCCGGGTGGATAACCCAAAGATATATCTTGTCAGTTCACTGGTCAAGACCTCACAACTAACAAGACTGGGGGTGGAGATGTGAATGGGTACACAAGAACCCCCAACCGCGAAGATCGTGAAAAGCGGCTGGGGGTTCTTGCTGTGTGACCCTGGACGTCTGCCTTAGATGTCCCGTGAGATGAAGGTTAGCAGATCGCGGAGGTTTCCGACCTGAGTACGGCGGCCAACATTGAGAGATCTGAACCACACTTCGACGTCCCACAGGTCGTAGTGACCGCGAACCTCGGTCGAGGGGCGCAGCGTGATGACACGCTCGTGGCCGTTGTCTGCAATCACCTGGGTGACCATGTCACCCTCGACCTCGATCGGGACAATGTTGACGTACTTGAAGAATGGGGTCAGGGCGTTCTTCCAGGCCTGGGCCGTCGTGCGACGCTCGGCCAGGGTGTCGAAGCGGTCGGGGAAGGCGATGTGGTTGGTGGCAATGGATGTCATTGGAATCTCCTATGGGCGGTTGGGGTGGGTCCAGGATAGGCGAGTCAGTGCTTGTTCAGGTAGAGGCTGTGCCCGCAGCACAGGCACCGCTTGAAGAACATCGGAGCCAGGAGCGAGAGGAAGCCGGTGCAGAAGGCCGCGGTCCAGTGGATCAGGTTGAAGGCGACCAGCTGGGCGCCGCCCTCGCAGTGCTTGCAGCCGCGGCAGGCCTTGCCGGTGATGACGAAGTGGGAGTTGCTGTAAGTGCTCATGCCTCAACTGTAGGTTGTCAGTTAGGCGGGCGCAACACCTGACAAGGTATCAATTTAGTGGCGTAGGGCACATAGATACCGAAATGGACACTTAAGTTGTGGAAAAGGCTGGGGGTGGATATAGACTCTTCTCAGCATTACATCCAGTGACCCAGATAGGAGCCGATATGAACCCACTGGACGAGGCAATCGTTGCCAACGATCTTCTCCCGGAGAAGGACCGCAAGACCAACATCGACCTGGCCGAGGAATTCGGCACCTCGGAGGCGTCCGTGAGGCGCCACCGGAGGGCCCTCAAGCGTAAGAAGGACGGAAAGCCGGACCTCACTAAGGACGCGTTCTTCGAGGACCTCCCCATCGAGTCGATCACGAAGCGCGGCAAGACGATCCGCCTGGCCGACGGCTCCTACGAGAAGGTCGAGTACAGGCCCGGCACCATCGAGATGGCCGAGGCCAAGCGCCTCTCGTGGGAAGACCTCGAACCGGTCTTCTCAGAGCCCTACATCCCGCCGACGTCGGCCCCGGCAGAGGCCCGCGAGGAGACCCCGATCGTCTGTCTTGCGGACTTCCAGGTGGGGAAAGCTCTTGAAGACTCAACCCCGGTTTTGACTACGGATGGATGGGTTACCCATGGCGACCTCCGCCCCGGGATGTACGTCTACGGGCGCGATGGGCAGCCGAAGCGCATCCTGGCCGTGACCGGGTCTACCGAGCAAGACCTCTACGACGTCGTATTCCCGGAGGGCCGGACCCTGCGGGCAACCTCCGGACACCTGTGGAGCGGCCAGCGCCGCATGCACCCTAAGGGCGACACCTCCCGGTGGGAAACTCGCGAGATGGTACTGACCACGGAGGAGATCGCCAAGATAACCCGCACGCGGGTAGGGAGGATGCGTCCGTTCAAGGTGTGGAGTCACGCCCCAGTGGAGCTGCCGGACGCGGACCTCCCGATCGATCCCTACATTCTCGGGTTCTGGCTCGGAGACGGGCGACAGGCTGGGGGATGCATCTCCAAAGGGGTCGTAGATCGCGAGCACCTGCTCACCCTCGGACACGAGCTCAAGGACCGCGATGGAATCTGCACCGTCCTCGTAGATGGGCTAACTCGCGCCCTTCGGCTCGCAGGACTTCAGAACAACAAGCACATCCCCGAGGCGTACCTGAGCGCTAGCGCAGATCAGCGCCTTGCCCTACTCCAGGGGCTCCTGGACTCTGACGGCTACTGCAACCCGAAGACCGGGGCTATTGAGTTCTCCAATACCAACAAGGCCATCATCGACGGGCTCTTGGCGCTGCTGCACCTGGAGGGGATCGCGCCCAAAGTCACCACCGCGATCGGCCACTATGGCGATGCCCAGTGCAAGCAGTATTGGCGAGTGCAGTTCCGTGCCGCCCGTCCGATGTTCCGCCTGAAGCGGAAGGCCCACCATCAGCGGCAGAGTACTGAACGGCGTGATCACCGATTGTCCGTGATCGACGTCATCCCAGCCGGGCGCGGCATGGCGCAGTGCATCACCGTCGAGGGTGGCGAGTACCTGGCCGGCCGGGAGCTCACCCTCACCCACAACTGTGGCAGTGGTGGCGGGACTGAGGACACCGTCCGCCTCGTGCGCCGCGCCCTGCACGACATCGCCCACCACCTGGCCGGGCCGAAGCGCTGGAAGAGAATCATCGTGGCTGACGTTGGTGACTCGACCGAGGGCTTCTGGAACGTCGCCAGCCAGGCTCAGACCAACGACCTCAGCCTGACCGACCAGATCCGCACCGTGCAGCGCCTTTACGCCGAGGCCGTCAAGCTCCTCGCACCGCTATGCGACTCCCTCGTGTACGTGGCCGTCCCGTCCAACCACTGCGCCGTACGCGTCGGCCCAGGCAAGAACAGCCGAGCCAACGCTCCCGATGACGACTTCGGCATCATGATCTCGAAGAACATCGAGGACATCGTGGCCGATCGGGAGGGTTTCGAGCACGTCAACTTCCTCCGCCCCGAGAAGTGGGAGGAAGCCGTCACCGTCGAGGCCGCGGACGGCACGCACGTCGGGTTCACGCACGGCCACCTGGCGGGCTCGCAGACCAAAGTTCCGGGGTGGTTCCGGGACCTCGCCTTCGGACATCGCAGCGGCCTGCACGACGCTCGAATCCTCGTCCACGGGCACTGGCACAACTTCGCGGTCCGCCAGGTCGGAGACGCCCGCTGGGTGGTCTCCTGCCCCTCGGCCGACCGAGGCAGCGACTGGTGGACGAACGTCTCGGGAGACTCGACCAAGCCCGCCATCCTGACCTTCGAGGCCCGGGGAGGGAACGCTCAGAACTGGCGACTCTGGTCCTGACTCAGGCACGAAGAACCCCCGCACCTTGGGAGTAGGTGCGGGGGTTCTCTGCCTCTCAGACCGTCAGGGTGGGGAGGACCTGCTGGATACCTGAGACCATGCAGCCGACCGCGCCCTTCTGGACAGCCTGAGTGTAGGCCTCCCGCGTGGGGCAGATGTGACCCCACACGGGCTTCCCGAAGGTCTTGGCGATGCCCCAGTTAGTGGCAGACGCCTCATAGGGGATGCCGATGTAATCCCAGTGCGACGCCCACCCACGGCCCTGGCCGTTAGTGACGTGCTGCTCGTACATGTAGCCCCAGCACTTCCAGCCAGCGGCCCGCCACTGGTCGGACAGCCACGTAGCGTCAGCCGACATCTTCCAGATGACCCGGCTCTTCGCGTCCGACGGCAGCAGCAGGGCGAGCTCGGACCACTGCGCGGCCGAGAACTTCGGGTCCAGCACCGTCACGTGGGAGGAACCATACGCGTCGAGGTAGTCCTCGATCCGCATGATCGGCTCACCCTTCGTGGTGTACTGCTTGACCTGCTCCCACGTCATCTGAGACAGCGGCGTGTTGGGGGCCGAGGGATCGACCCGCTGGAGCTTCTCGTCGTGAGCCAGGACCCAGATGCCATCCTTCGTGCGGTGCGTGGAGACCTCCAGCGCACCGGCGCCGTGCGCGACAGCGTTGGTGTAGGCCCTCATCGAGGCCTCCGGCCAGGAGCCCGAGCCACCGCGGTGAGCGACAATGAAGCCCGGCGTGGACATCATCGCGTCGATCGATGGGTAGCCAGCAGGCAGTGACCGCATCGTGGCGGGCACCTCCTCCAGGCGGTCGTTCACGACCACGGAGACGGTCGTCGAGCCGAGCCCCTGAATCTCCGGGTTTGGCGGGGCCGGGAGAGCGGGGTCAGCGGAGGGGCCGGGGGCGTCACCGCCGCCGCCGCCTCCGCCCACGGTGAGGAACACCTGAGCCCAGGCCTGAGGGCCATCCTGACCGCCACCGACAGTGACGGCACCGAGAAGCGCAGACCAGGACGCGTTGGCGTCGTGACCGCCGGAGACCATCTTCGAGTGCTCGGGACGCCAGTCGACCAGAGGGTCGACGTTGCGACCATGCTGTTGTGAGAAGGTCAGGTTCAGCTTCCCAGCTTGAGGCTTGGCGGTCGTCCACCCGGTGTTAGTGACCGAACGCACACCCTTCAGGACTACGAGGAGGGCGTTCTCACGAGCGCCGCCCCGGAACGCGCCCGACAGGACGACGTTCTGGGTGTCCGACGGGGACGACACGTTACGGACGGCCACGTAGCCGGACCGGCCTCCGAGGCCGCTGGTTGCGGTGATCGGGGACCAGCCGGCCGGGGCCTTCGCCTGCGTGTTGCCCCACTGGGACGAGTATGCCAGGACGGCGATGTCGCCTGCCTCGGACGTGGCCGAAATCGGCTGGAGGGTTCCTGCCGTACCTTCGGCGTGAGCCCAGGACCGCACGTACTGCTTGTCGTAGGGGTTGTCACCCTGCGGCGGGGGCGGCGGGGCCGCGGGAGCCTCTTCAACCTCGATCCGGTGGAAGGTGACGTTAGGCTGGCCCGGCTTCAGCTGGAACTGCGGGGTCCACAGCGGCTGGGACCGGTCCTTGAGCTCCAGCGTCACCTCCTGGGTGACGTTGACGCCCGGGGACAGCGTAATCTCCCCAAAGTCATTCTGACCAACCTGAGCGGTCTCGTCAGCCTTCGAGAAGGGGTTGTGCTTGATGTCGACGGTCGCGGCGGCACCCGCCGAGTACCGGAAGGTGATCTTCCAGCGTCCGGACGCGATCGGCTTAGCCTCGCTCGCCCAGGGGACGAAGATGGTGCCAGCCTGAACCGTGAGGTTTTGACCGGCGAAGCGGCCGGTGTTGGTCCACCAGTGCTCTGGCCATGGGTAGATCGATGCCATCAGCGGCTCCTACGGACAATGATGGTGCCGACCTTCGTCCCGGCTGGGACCGGGTCGTTGGGTCCGAGCACGAGGAGGTTGGACGGGGTGCCGCCACCCTCGCCTCCGCCGGCCTCGCCCTTCTTCGCGTAGGTCTTGTCGCAGTACTCGGCGCTGTAGACGCGAACCTCTGCTGTGACGGCTGCCATCAGATACGTACCTCTCGTGAGTAGAGCCCGGACTGGCCGGGAATCGGGTGCATGTGCTTGATGGTGACGGAGCCGTCACCGTTGTCCTGGACGTTGCGCATGAGGATCGAACCGTCCCCGAGCTGTGTCCAAGCGTCGTAGACGCCGTCTCCCGGCTTCAGCTCGGTCGGCAGGTTCTGGGGGAGCTGGCCAGAGGTGGGCGTCACGACCGAGGCGGTGACAGCGCCCTCCTTGCCGTCCTTGACAGTGGACACACGGCCGTAGCCGTTCTCGCCCATCTGGACGCCGTAGGAGCCCTCCCAGGGCGTGAACTTGAACGTCTTCAGGTGCATGGTGGTGGGAGGCATCGTCTCCCAGCCGCCCTTACCCTTGAACGCCCACAGGTTGATGTGGACCCGCTGCGAGCGCGGGACCGGCACAGTCTGGGTGAGGGTTCCCGAGTAGTAGCCGCCCTCGTTCACGGGAGTGTTGCGGGCCCGCTCCTCGGTGAGGTGGCTCTCCCACGTCTCCCAGCGGATCGTGCCCGGCATCCACGTCATACGGACGGTCGCACCCTTGCCGGAGCGCGTCCACACTCGATCGTTGAGGTGGATGCCGGAGTTCTCGTCCCCGGGGTAGTAGGTGTACTTCCCAACCATGTCGGTGTAGCCCGACCAGTACGAGTCCTCGACGATGTCGATCTCCTGGTAGCCCGGGTTCGGGTCCTCCCAATCGAAGGGGAAGATGCCCCACACGACGTTCTTGTGGAGGTCACGCATCTTGGTCGGGGCGACGATCTCGTAGGACGCCTCGAAGGTCCCGTAGCCGAGGGACTCGGCTGAGACGATCTCAGCCGAGTGAGGCTCGCCACCGATGACCGACGTGGAGATCGTGACCGATCCGTCCTCCCGCTTGAAGAGGCAGCTGGGGTTCCACTTCTGGTTAGCGGCCGGGCCGCCCGGGTGCCATGCGTCAGTACGCACCACCCAGTGCAGCCCGAAGGCCTCGACGGTCGGCTGACCGTAGTCCTTGTAGAGCTCAATCTCTGGCACTTATTAGCCTTCCCTACGAATGATGACGGTGTCATTGGCGGTACCTGCCGGGATGGGGTCATTGGGGCCGAGGACGAGGAACGGGTTCTTCGCCGCACCGGCGCCGCCCTTCTTCAGCTCCTCGATCTGCGCCTTCAGGTCCTCGATCGTGAGCTGCAGGTCAAGGGTCCCGCGGATCCAGGCCGAGGTGAGGCGGATCAGCTGCTCCGACGGTGGGTTCTCGTACGGGTTACCCACCGGCTGCCACTGGCCTCCCCGGTTCGGGTCCTCGACCAGGACGCCGTCGGTGATGTAGGCGTGCCCGATGGGTAGCGTGTCCATCTTCTCGAAGACCTGCCGGTAGTTGTCCTTCGTCACACCGTGCACGACAGCCCACCAGCGCTCGGAGGGGTACGCCTTCATGTGGTCCGGCAGGATCGGCGTGCCTGCGTCCTCGTTGAGGAACTTCTTCGCGTCCTGCTCGAACATCATCGCCACGTCGAAGTCGAGGGCGCAGACCTGCTGCGACATGTTCGACCCGGCGTTGACCACGATGAGGAAGCCCTTACCGTACGTGGAGCGGATCGTGTCGATCAGGTCCTTGTACCAAGCCACTCGGCTTGACTGAGCGCCCCAGCCGTTGATGGTCTCGTCGAGGAACACGCCGCCGACTACGTCGCCGTACTGCGCAACGAACTTCGCGATCTGATCGAGGATGTACTCCTTGGTGTACTTGTCCGGGTTCGGCACGCCGCGGCGGGCCTCTGCCTGCGGGGGCAGGGAGGCGACGCCGTACTGAGTCTTGACGTAGAAGACGGCACGCTTGGCCCCGGCACCGAGAGCGAGCCGGGCCTGCTTGCCGAAGTCCTCGTTCTTCTCGTCCCAGTTGCCGCTGTCCTTGTTCAGGATGACGATGCCGAGAGTGGAGCCAGCCTTGAGGGCCTTCGCCCACTTCGAGGTGCCTTGCTTCTCGTTGTAGTAGTCCGGCCAGTAGTAGGTGACCGGGCTGGAGTATCGGGCGCCTGCCTTGAAGGGGGACTGCTCGGCGATCAGGGCGTCGAGCTGGCCCTCAAGTGCGTCCAGCTCCTCCTTCTTGGCGTAGCCGGTGAGCTCCCCGGGGTCGCCGGCGGGGCCCTTAGGGCCCTCTGGACCGCGAGGGCCTTCAGGACCCTGAGGGCCGGCAGGTCCCGCGGGTCCCGCCGGACCTGGAGCACCGTCCTGACCCCGCGCACCGTCGGGGCCCTTGTCCCCGTCAGGACCCTTAGGGCCTGCAGGCCCCGCGGGGCCCGAGGGACCCTGAAGTCCGGTCGGACCCTGCAGACCGACTGGGCCCCGTGCACCGTCCGGGCCGGGATTACCGTCAGCGCCCTTAGCCCCGTCGACACCGGGCTGACCCTTCGGACCCTCAGGTCCGGCGGGACCGGCGGGGCCTACGGGACCCGGCAGACCGACGGGGCCCTGCAGGCCGGTCGCTCCCCGAGGACCCTCGGGACCTTGGGGACCGGGGGCGCCATCCGGGCCCTTGTCGCCGCGGGGACCCTTCTCACCGTCGGGGCCCTTGGCGCCCGGGCTCTTCTTGAACGCCTCGAAGTCGACCTTCGTGGTGTAAGTGGCGGCCGCCTCGGTCTTAGGGAGAGCGGCGTCAGCGACGCGCTTCGCCTCCGTCACAGCGGCGATGGTGGCGTAGGTCGTAGCAGCCTCGGCCTTGGGGAGTGCCGCGTCCGCTTTCGTAGCGACGGTCGAGAGGGCCGTGGTCTTGGCGTACGAGTCCAGGTCCGCCTTGCGGGCGTAGTCGCCGAGCTGGGCGGTCTTCACGTAGCCCGACAGGTCCGGGATCTTCCCGTCGCCCGCGAGCTGGGCCTTCGTCAGCTCTTCCTTGGTCGCGTACGTGGTGGCGGCCACGTCCTTAGGCAGGGCGGCGTCCGCGGTCTCCTTGACCGAGGCCACCTCACCCGCGAGGGAGGCGGGGGCGAAGGACGAGTCGGCGCTGGCCGCGTAGGTGCGCAGCTCCTGCTTCGTGGAGTAGGTGTCCGTGAGCTCGGTGCGGGTGACGAACTTGCCGTCAGCGTCAGCGACGTGCTGGCGGAAGTCCGAGGCCTTCGCGTAGGTGGACTCGGCGTCCGTCTTCGGCAGGTAGTCCGACAGGGACGCCTTGGTGGCGTAGGGGGTCAGGTCCGGCTTGGCGGCCTCGACTTCGCTCTTCGTGGCGTAGGTGGACTGGGCCGAGGTGGCGGTGAGGTACGAGGAGAGCTCGCTCTTCGTAGCGGCGCCGGAGATGGCGGTCGACAGGGAGTCGACCCTGGTGGAGAGCTCCTGCTTGGACTGGGATGCGTCAGCCTTCGTCTCGTAAGTGGTCTGAGCGTCAGCGGAGGTGACGTAGGACGAGAGGGCGCTCTGCGGGGCAGCGGCGTCTGCGACGGCCTTGACCGCGTCGATCCGCTGACCGAGCGCGGCGTCGGCCGACGTCATCTCGGCCTTCGTGGCGAGGTGAGAGAGGTCGGGGGCCTCGCCCTTGCCGCCTAACTGAGCGTTAGCCAGGTCACTCTTGGTGGCGTAGACGCCCGCGGCCTCGGTCTTAGGGAGGTAGTCGGCCAGGGAGGCTTTAGTGGCGTAGGTCTCAGCGACCTGGGAGGCTGCCTGGGACGCGGCGGTCTGGGCGGCCTCGGTGGTCTGGTAGGCGGCCAGCTCAACCTTCGTGGCGGCCTTGGGTAGGGCCTCCTCCAGGGGAGCGATACGCCCCTCCAGAGCAGTCTTGACCGGCGCGACAGCTGCGCTGGCGGCCGAGGCGGCCTCGGTACGGGCAGTCTGGTTGACACTGTCTACGGTGGGGGCCGCGTCCACCCTCGAGGAGACGGCGGAGACGGTGGACGACAGTGAGTCGATGCGGCTGTTGATCTGGGTGTCGGCAGACTGCACCTCGTTCTTGGTGGCGTAGGCCGACAGATCAGGTGCCTGGCCGCTGCCCCCGAGCTGGGCCTGAGCGAGGGCCTCCTTCGTGGCATAGGTCGCAGCCGCCTCGGTGCGCGGAAGCGCCGCCCCGGCGGTTGCCGAGACGGCGTCAATGCGCTGACCGAGGGCCGCGTCGCCCGCAGCCCGCGCACTCTCAGTGGCTAGCCCCTGGGCCGCCTGCTTGGTAAGGAATCGACTGTCAGCCCCTTCGCGGCTGTACCAGGTCAGGTCGGCCATAGCGGCGCTACCTCCAGGTGAGTACTCCATTGCCTAGGTCTATGACTTCAGACCCATTGATAGCCTCCAGTGTAGTTGCGTTGTCCACACTGCGGACTCCCCTACGAGGCGCTGGAGGATCAGGCTGGGGTTGCGGCTGGGGAGGCTGAGGCTGAGGCTGAGGTGACGGCGGGCGCGGGTCGGGCCTTGGGGCCGGCGGCAGCGCGCCCAAGAGGTCAGACAAGTCGAGGGTTTGGCCGTCCGATAGGTAGCGCGTTGTCCGGACATGTGCGCCCAGGTCACCCGGGATTGTGAGATCTATCTCATAGTTACCGGGCTTGAGGGTCAGGTCCCTACCCGTCGGCGTTACCAGACGTCCATCAGGGTCGATCCTGGCAGATACGCGTCCGGCAACGATCTCACGGGCCGGTAGCGGGGCTCCGAGAGCCGCCGGGGTGAAACGAATCCGCCCCATACGGCCAAGGCCGTCGGGGCCGGTGACCCGTCCTGTGACGGTAACGGTCTGGGACATCAGGACTCCTGACGTAACGGCGTAGTCTCAGTCTTCACTCTATCAATACGGGAGTGCAATGACTGGACCTCCGCATATAGGTGGGACCTGTCAGTGCGGGCGTCATTGCGGACGCCCTCGACCTGGGTCTCGATGCGGGCCATGCGAGCGTCATGCTCGCGGTCCGAGGCCCGCAGCTCATCGACGGACGCGGTCAAACGGTTCAAGCTGTCGAGCACGAGGGAGAACTTGCCGTCCAGGTCGTCACGCAGATTCTCGGTGTGGTTGTTGTGGACGCCCTCCGAGGCAGACTCGGCAGCGTTAGCCGCCCGCACTACGTGGGCACTCATCCGAGTCATCCGCTCCTCTAGGCGCTGTTGTGACTTGTTCAGGGTGATCCTCAGCCAGGTGATGAGCGCGACCAGCAGGGCCGTCCCCGCCGCGACCGCGTCGGGCGAAGTCAGCACTGCAACGAAGGGCGAAGGGTCCGACCCTGCTGGAAGCACTAGAACGTCACCTACCCGTCAGCCCGCGTGGCGCGGCGTGTAGCCGGGCGTGGAGGGGGTGTCGGTGGGGATGGCGCGGTCGGTCTCCGCCGGGGTGGCGAAGGCCTTCAGGACCGCTGCGAGGGTGGCCGTGCCGGCGATGCCTAGCGCGGTCTTCCAGTCGATGTCGACAACCGAGGAGCCGACAACGAGGGCGCCCAGCAGGGACTGGGCGAACGTGGAGATGGCCCTCTCCAGCAGACCGGACCAGAACGACTTAGAGGTGTACATCACTTGCTCTCCTTCAGGAACTTGCGGAAGGCCTCACGGAAGCCCTTGAAAATGGGGGAACCCTCAGGCTGGGACAGGGCGTTCTCCAGCTGCTGCATCGTGGCGTTGGCAGCGTCAGTGCCGGAGGACTCGCGAGCGTCGTTGGCGTCGTAGGTGAGGCGGTCGAAGAAGTCAGGCCACAGGAACTTCGGGGCGCCGAGGGCCTGCTTGTAGGCCTCCGCAATGATCCCCTCGACCTTCTGGGTCTGGCAGCCGTCCCGAAGGACCGCGTACTCGCGGGAACCGTTGCGCTCGGTGTAGATGAAGAGCATCTGCTTCCTTCCATAGGTAAGGGCGGGGCCCGATGGCCCCGCCCTTAGTGTATCCCTATGAGTGGTGGAGGCTTAACCTACCACCGAGACGGTCAGGAGGTCTTCGGCTCGTACATGAACCGGCCGGTGTCTGCCCACGAGCGGTTCAGGGCCTCCTGCAGCACCGCGCAGGTCGCACGCCCCCACTGCCCATCGATGAACCGCTCAGCAGTCCAGTCCGGAGCGAAGCGACGCCAGACGTCCGACTCGGGCATACCCGGCACCCAGTTCCACGCCCACAGCTGGAAGACGCGGTACAGGTCCGAGGTCCACTGCCCATCGGCCGGGAGCTCCGTCTTGCCGGTGTAGGCCTTGATGAGGTCAGCACCGACAGCGTCGTTCAGGTAGCGAGCCAGGTTCGCCACCGCGAAGGGCTCCGGGTAGTCCCACGCGTTCATGACCCGACGGAAGCGGCGGGCGGTCGGCGGGTCCCAGATGCCGTTGACCTGGATCACGCCGTAGCCATCCAGAGCCTGGTTGCCAGAAGACGACGTGGCGGCGAGGGAGTCCCAGTCCACGGCGGTCGCGTGGAACCGGTTCAGGTCCAGAGACCCGCCGTATCCCGGCAGGTGGCCGTCCTCGGTGTACTGGTGGATGAGCGGCGCGCCCCAGTAGGGAACGTCGGTCGGGCGCTGCGGGTCGCCGTAACCGTCGTACCGGTCCGAGTACCACTGACCGCCCGCGTACCAGAGCGGGTAGCGGGCGGCGACCTGCGACCAGTCGTATCCACGGGCGGCGGAGCCGCCCATGTAGATGCCAGGCCTGGCTCCGGTCCTGGACTCGACGGCCTGGAGCCAGGCGTTCGCCCAGCCAGAGCCGAGGGAGACCGCATTCGCCTCCCAGTCGAGCCACAGGGTCGCCTGGCCGAGGTAGGGCGCGACGGCGTGCAGGAACGCCTCGACCTGAGCGTCCACAGAGGACGACGGGCGAGCGAAGTGGTAGAACCCGATCCGCTTGCCGCTCTGAAGCGCCTGCTGGGCCTGCGTGTTCATGTAGGGGTTGACGTAGTCGTCGTCCTCGGTCGCCTTGATGATCACGAAGTGCGCCGGGAGGAGCGTCAGGTCGGCGCCACTCTGGTGCGAGGAGACGTCGATGCCCCACGGCATAGCGTTGCTGGCTGGCGCCGCGGCAGGCTGCTCCGGCGGGGGAGCGGGAGTCGAGGCCTGAGCAGCGGCCGGGGCCGCGTGAGCGAACTCCGGGAACTGCTGCATGAACTTCGCGTCATTGAACCGGTGGCACGAGGTCCAGCGGCCCCCCTGGGTGTGGGGGTGGCTGGCGTAGGCGACCGTGCGGGTCTCCTGACCAGTCGTGTCGCCGGCGTAACCGTCGATGGAGCCGTCCTCCGCGATCCAGGCCTCCGAGACGAGGTCGTTGGCGGCGTCAGTGACGACCACGACGTGGCCTACGCCGCCCTCGTTCGCGGCCGACAGGATGATGTCCCCGTCCTGGAAACCCCCCGCGGGGCGCAGGTCAGAGTCGTTCCACGGAACCTCGTCGAAGCCGCGGGCCTCCAGCCCGCCTCGAAGGTTCCCGGTCCACAGGTCGTCGATCTCAGGCAGGGCGCGGTGGCCCCACGGCACGCCGTAGGCGACGTGCAGGCCGTAGGCGACGCAGCCTGCTGCGAGGGACGAGCAGTCCGCGTTCTGCGCCGTGGTCACGTAGCCAAGCTCATCGGCGTTCGCGAACCACGTGCGGCGCTCTGGCTGGCTGTAGCCAATGTTGGCCACGTCAGCCAGGTAGCGGGCCTGACCCGCCGTTACGGTACCTACGCTCACTTCTTCTCCTTACCGGCCAGCTCGGCCTCAAGAGCAGCAACACGCTGCTCGGCGATAACCGCCCTGCGGGTCAGGGCGGCGATCTCGAACGCCAAGGCGTCCACTACCCGAGTAGCGTCCACCTGGACGGGCTGAGGGGTCTCATTCATTGGGTCTCCTTCTGAAGCGGTGCGGGTCCATAGTAACCCCCACCGAGGTGGGTCTCCTGCAGGTCCTCAGGATCGTCGGAGGCGGCCTGAGCCCGCTCCTCCGGGGTAGGCGGCGCAGGAGGAAGCTCCCACATCGCCTCGCGGGCGTAGTCGCGCATAATCGGCTCGCCGGACTCATCCTCATCCACGTCGATCATGCGCGCCCCCTTGACGAGGACCGGGACGACGGTGCCAGGTGCGCCCTTGACGTTCACCACCCACAGGGAGGGATTGGACTTGTCGAGGGAGGCGGAGGAACCCTCAGCCCCGGTGAAGACCACCCACGGGGCCTTGGCAGAGGCGATCCTGGGGACGTAGTCCGGCAGCTCCCAGCGAGCCGTACCGTCAGCCCCGATCTCGACGTTCTCCCAGTACTCGATCCCGTCGTAGGGGCTCTCAGTGCAGCAGTGGCTGAGCCACATTCCCCCGCGAGCCTTGGTCAGCTCCGGCACACGCATGGTGAACTTCTTGTTCCCTGACATGTGGATCCCCAGGTTGTCCGCCCAGTACCCGTTGTTGTTGAACCGGAGCCCCACCTGCGTCGTGGTGGCATAGAACCCGGTCACAGTGACCGAGTTGGGGTACAGGTACGCCTGGTTGCTGTAGGACCCGCACACGGTCTTCCCGTTCTGAATGAAGGCCGTGTTCCCCTTCTGGACTACCATGTCAGCCCCGTCAACAGACATTCCACCGTTGTCGCGATACAGGTACCAGGTCGCCGACTTGTCGTCCGCGTACCCGACGCCGTACACGCTGACCCTGACCGACTCTGGGGACACGTGCATGTTCGAGGGGATACCCCGGGTTGCGGAGGACTTCCACGGGGACTGGATCCGGACTCCGGGAACGCCTTGAGGGTTCGCCACCAGGAAGATGGCCCCATCGTTCCACGAGTCATCGCGCTTGGAGGAGAACGCGAGTCCGACCCCGGCCCGCCAGCCGTCTAGGTAGTCGGTTCCGGTGGAGTGCCACGTGATGTCGTTGAAGTAGGTCTCGGACCAGGTGTCAGCGCGCCCTAGGCGGCCGGCGATCTGAATGGACCCGTTGCGGGCGCTGATGCGCATCGTACGGGTCCCGTACGCGTCGAATACCTCCATACCCTCAGAATTAATGTGGAGCCCGCGGTTAGGGGACGGGGAGGTCTGGAGCGTGGCCCCGGTGATGACCTGCCCATCGATGGCGCCGGCCCGGATATTGTCCGCGGTGATCGAGTTGGCAGCGAGCATGCCGGCACGGATCTTCTCGAACTCCCCCTCGGAGGAGGTGATGATCCTGGTCCAGATGTGCTGGGCGGTAGCGTTCACGAAGGACGCGTTGCCGGTCACAGTCAGCTGGTCGGTGGTCAGCTCAAGGAACCGCCCCACGTCGGAGGCGATCTTGCGGGCGGCGATCTCCGAGATGCTGGCTGAGCCGGCCGTGAGTCGGCCGACGTCCAGGTTGCTGATCTGCTCGCTGGTGACACGCATCCGCTCCCAGGTCGAGCCGTTCCAGCGCCACTCCGCCACGATGTCCAGAGTGACGGCGTCCTGCACGCGGCACGTGTCGCCGAAGGTCTCACCGTCGAACGGGGGGCGGTCGTCGGCAGTGCCCTTGATGTAGAACACCTGACCGAAGGAGGTGCGCATACGGCGCACGGCCCCCTCGATCGCTGCCGAAGTCAGCTTGGAGACGGTCTTCTGGTAGTCGTCACCGGCCTCCTCCCAGCGCCACCCCTTCGGGCTGTAGACGACTGTCGAGTCAGGCGCGGTGCGGGTGTTGGTGGGGGTCGAGTGCCCGGGGGAGGCGAATCCCGGGGTGGTTACGTACTGCCCACCCCGGGCGTTCTGGTCCGCTGCTGCGGGATTGGTGGGTCCTGGCAAGGGTGTCTCCTAGATCGAGGTCAGATCGGATGCGGGGCGGCGGGGCTCAGATCCGGCCGGCAGGGTTGCCGGTACGGATGATGTACTCCAGCGCGAAGTACGGGGGCCGGTTCTCGTGGGCCTGGCCGCTACCGGCGGACGTGGTGGTCAGTCCGGAGAGGGAGCCGTTCTCCGTCGTGGAGAGGACTTGCCAGCCCGATCCGCCGCTGACGTTGGACGCGTACATGCCGACGCCGGACCGCCCGGCCTGATCCGCCTTGCCCGTGATGTCGTGGCTGTGGATCGGCATCTGCGCGGCGGTCAGGGCGACGGTCTGGGAACCGCCGGTGTCGCCGAGGGTGTAGCCAGTACCGACACCGACCAGGAAGCGGCCGGACAGGTCCGGAACCTTGAAGTTGCTGGTGTTGGTGAACCCGTACTTGGTGCCGATCAGGCGGAACAGGTCCGCGTACTGAGTACGGTCCAAGGTCTGGCCGTTGCACAGGGCGAAACCGGTCGGAGCCTGGCCCCCTACAAATGGGAAGATGGATCCGACCGGGATCAGAGCAGCCATGGCCGCGTTGAGGTCCGTCACGGCCTTAGTTACGTCCGCCCTGGTCAGATTCCTCTCCTGAAGGACCCGGTTCTCGACGTTCGTCACCCCCTGAGTGGCCGCGGAGATGCCGGCCTCGATGCGGGTCAGGTCGGCGGCCGTGATGCGAGTCTCCCCCGCACCGAAACCGTCACGCCACTGCTTAGTTGCAACGTAGGGCTGCATGATTATCTGTCACCTTCCGCTCTGAGGACGAACACGCGGCCATCGGGGGAGATCCACGTGCTGGCGCCAATTTTACCGGCGTCGGGAGGCACCGGACCGGCGTCGACTAGGGAGGTGGCCACCTGAGTCATGGCCTCCGTCAGGTGCTTCATCTCCTTGAGCGTCCCCTCCCGGGCTGCGCGCTGCATGGCGTCGGAGTTCTTCAGCTTCTCCTCGACCTGCTTCGCGATCGCGTCCGCGTCGATGTTCTGCTCAAGGGTGATGCGGGCACCCTTCGACCACTCAGAGAAGTTCTTCGAGCGGTCGTAGGCGCGGAACTTGACCTCGTACTCCTTGATCTCAAGGCCCGCGAGGTTGGTCCGCTGCATCGGGTAGGGCAGCTCCGTGAACTTAAGCGGGGTACCGCCCGGGGGGTGGACGGACACCTCCACGCCAGCGAAGTCCGCGGGCATCCCCTCATTGTTAGCGCCCTTACCGTCCCAGTAGATACCGAGGACCCCGAGGGTCTGGCTCAGGCTGGGCGTGGAGGGCACCGGAGGCGGCTCCACGTCGGTAGCCATCGTGACCGTGACCTCCTCGGACCAGGCTCCGAAGGCGTCAGCCGTCATGGCCCGGACCTTGAAGGCGTAGCGCTCCCCCGGGGCGAGGCCCCCCAGCTCGGCCTGATTCGTCTTGGAGAACGAGATCGGGCCGGTCAGGTTCGGGATCTCCCGGTAGGAGATGTCGTAGCCGGTCACGTCGACCGCCCCGCCGAGGGTGTCAGTCTCGACCGGGAGCCAGTGCAGGGAGGCGACGGCTGTAGGCCACCCGTGGACGCCGATGACTGCCTGCGAGGAGATGTTAAGGCCCTGCGGCGGCAGAGGCCGGTACTTGCTCTTCGGCACCTCGGGGCGGGGGTTCTTCCCGTCGGAGTTGACCGCCCCGAGGATGCCCTTCTGCTTCTTGGCCAGCCGGGCCAGCAGGTCGTCCAGGACGGTGCCGAAGGTGGTGTGCCCCTGGCAGCGGCCGTTCTCAGTGATGGACACTGAGATCTGAGTCACGCGCATACGCTCAAGACCGTACCGGCGGTCGACCTGAATCCAGTCACCGAGCTGATAGTCCTGGAACGGGAACCACTGGACGTCGTCAGCCTCCCACTCGCGCTTGACCTCCTGCGCCGCACTGGCGCCGGTCTTCAGAGTGAGATTAGCGACCGCGCGGGCGGTGGTCTCCAGCTCGACACCGCCTGCCTCCACGACCTTCTCGGTGCGCGGCAGGTCGGCGGGGGCCTCCGGGTTCTTGAAGGTCCACAGCAGACCGCCCTCGCCCTTAACCAGGACGTGGGTGCACAGCTTGGACCAGTCGAGCTTCTCCGGAGCCGACGTGGTGCCAGAGTTCAGGCGCCACACGACCGACGAGTTCTCGCGGTTGAGCGCCGCGTCAGCGTTGTAGACCTGGAGGGTGCGGCCGCGCCACCGGTAGTCGATCATGCCCATGTTCATGAGCGACTCGAGGATCGACTTCAGGGAGATGGTGGGGTCGAAGGCTACGCTGGTCTTGAAGGCCCACGGCTGCCCGGCAGAGTCCTGCGTGGTGGTGAAGTCCATCTCCAGGCCCTTGCCCCACCCGCGCTTGACGGCGGCGTCCCAGATCGTGCCTAGGATGACGCCGGCGGTACGGGAGTTGAACTTGTACTTGCCGTCCTTGTCCTTAGCGACAGCCGGGACCGACCACACGAGAGCACCCTCGAGGCGCTGCCCGATGTGGATGAACTGGGCGGTGCGGTGCTCCGTACCGTCCTCTACCAGGTTCCACTCCGAGGAGAGGTTCATGAACCGTGCGTTGGGCGGCTCCACCCAGTTGGTGCCGTCGTAGGTCAGCTCGACGGCCACCTCGACCATACGATCGAGAAGTCCGCCGCGTACGCCCTGCTCCCCGTTCGGGTAGGACAGGGTCAGGGACGGGGTCGACTGGCGAGGGCACGTGAACGTGCCGGCGAGGGCGTCCGGGAGGACGCCGATACGGGCCCCCGCCTCCTCGTACGCGACGTAGCGCATGCCGAGGCCCCGAGGGAAGCTCGCGAGGCGAGGCATCAGTAGGACCTCCTCGCGCGGATGTAGCCGGTGCAGTTGAACGCCGACACCGAGATGCGGCCGGAGGGGTCGGGGTCGAGGCGGAATCCGTCCAACCCCATCGAGATCTCGCCGTCTGCCGGGCGGGCCCCGTTGGCGACGGTCCAGTCAGCTGATGGGTTCTTCCAGGCGCGGTAGTTAGCCACGTCCACGAGGAGACGCTCGGCCCCCTGGAGGGCGCCGTTGAATGTGAACGTGGTGCCGGACACGTTGTCCTTCAGGGAGCACGAGGATCCTGAAGGAGACAGCATCAGCCACGGGTCCGGGATCGGCATGTTCCCGCCGGCCAGCGGGTTCAGATCGTTGAGGTTCACGACGGTCGGCTGGGGGTCGCGCCACAGCCCCGACGTCACCTCGAAGGTGGCCGTCAGCTGAGCGATCTCCGCCTCCGGGTCGATCGTCGGCTCAATGGACGAGGACAGGCGCACGTCGGCCACCTTCAGGAGGTTGCCCTGAGGCTTATAGCCGAGCTGCTGCATGCGGCCGAAGGCCGTCAGGCGGCCGAGGAGTGCTCGAAGGTTGAACTCCAGTTGGTTCAGGCCGCCCCTGCAGCGGTTCCCGTTACGCCCGTCCTCCCATGAGAACACGGAGAACTTCAGAACGACGGTGGCGGGCTTCAGTACCCGGGCTGGGATCGGCAGAGAGCCGAACCGGTTCGGGATATCCACCGAGATACGCCAGGGCTCGCCCCGGGTCGACAGAGTCGTCTCCGAGGCGAGGACCCAACGCATCTTCTCGTCGTCCAGGTCTACACCGTCCAGTGAGTAGATGGCCATGGGTGGTTGACCTCTCAGATCAGTGCTGCCAGGCGGATCCCCTCAGCAACCTCGTCACGGGTCTTCGAGTCCGCCTTGGCCTGCGGATAGTGGTTTGTGATGTTGATGGTAGCACCCGATTGGTTCTGCTTATCGATGCCGTTGGCGGCCGTGCTGGACGACTTGAACTTCCCACCGCGGGCGCTGGCGCTCTGCATCGGTTTGACGTTGGCCGTCGCGTTGAGGCCAATCGTGGCGGGCTTCGTCAGGTCGTCGGTCAGGCCCTGCAAGGAGCCGCGGACGGCCCCGTACTGGGACTCGAGGCCCTTGATGAAGCCCTGCATGATGAGCTGACCCGCAGGCTTCAGCAGGACCTTGTCGACAGGCTCGGGGCCCTTCCAGGACGGGAGCATGCTGGTCAGGCTGGAGAGCTTGCTCTTCACTGAGCCGATCATCGAGGAGATACCGTTGATCAGACCCTGGATGATCTTCTTACCCGCGTTGAGCAGCCAGGAGCCCGCGTTGGAGAAGACGTTCTTGATGCTGTTCGGGAGGTTCCGGACGGTGTTGACCGCGTTGCTGATCCAGTTCCTGATCGTGCTGACCAGGGACGACCACATCGACGAGGTGAAGCTGACGGCGCTGCTCCAGGCATTGCTGAGGAAGCTTACGACCGAGGAGCAGAAGCTGGTCACCGTATTGATGATGACCCTCCCGACACCCATGATGATGTTGCCAAGCAGGTTCCACGCGGCCTGAGCGATGGCCACGATAAGACGGCCGAAGGCGGTGAAGGACGCAATCATGAAGTTCGTGAACCCCATGAAGATGCCCTTCAGGCCCTCCCAGCACTTGCTCCAGTCACCCGTGATGAGACCAGTCACCACGTCGATGATCCCCTTGAGGATCTGCATCTGAGCCTGAGCGATGGCAGCGATCCCAGAGAAGACCGCCTGGAAGATCGGCATGAGCGCCTGCACGACGGTACCGACCAGCTGCAGGGCCGGAATCAGCAGAGCCGTCAGGGCCTGGAGAAGCGGCTGCAGGAGCGGGACGATCATCGCCAGCAGCTCGGTGATGATCGGGCCGAGGACCGCGAACAGCTCGGAGATGATCGGGACGAGAGCCTGGATGACCGGCATGAGCGCAGCTGCCAGCTGCTCGATGATCGGGGCCAGCAGGCCAGCCAGCTGGGTGATGACGGGGGCCAGCTGGGTCAGGAGGGTCGCGAGCAGCGGAGCGATAGCGGCCAGCAGCTGGCCAGCCACCGTCGCTATCGCGCCGAAGGCAGCGCCAAGAGCAGGCATGGCAGGTGCCAGCGCCTGCACGGCCACGAGGACGTTCTGGAAGAACGACACGAGGCCGCCCTGGAAGGCGGGGTCCTGGAGCGCGAGGGAGATACCGTTGAGGCCGGTCTGGATGATCTGCCCGATGAGGGGAAGGATCGTGGAGAGGGTCGGGGCCAGGGACACGAAGGCGGTACCCAGGGAGCCGACGCCCTGGAAGGCGAAGTTGGCCGCCGTCGCCATGGACGAGAAGATGGATGTCAGGGTCCCCTGCCACAGAGGGCCGTTGACGGCCTGGTTGGCCCGGTCGAGGGCCGACGCGATGGAGTCGATCGGGGCGGACCCCGCGGCCATCGCGGTGAACAGGCCGCCGATGATCCCGCCTAGGTCGAAGACGATGTTCTTCAAGGTGCCGAAGGTCTTCGCAGCCCCCTGGATGGCCTGGTCCATCTCGCCGGTGGCGATCTTTGCCTGCACCCAGTTCTGGAAGCTGTAGGCGACGCCGTTGGCCCAGCCGGCGATGGACGGCAGGTACTTCGCACCGACCTCGCCCAGTGAGAGCAGCGCGTCGGTGAAGGCTCCGGCACCGTCGCCCCCGATGTCGAGGGCCTGGCGCAGGTACTCCAGCGAGGCTGCGAAGCCGGGGATGTGGTCGGTGGCAGCGTCAGCGACGGCGGCCGCCATCGACCCCATCTCAGCAGCCACGCTGGAGATGGAGGGCCCGAGCGCGTCGAGGGCGCTGTTGGCGAAGTTGCGTACCGCATCGGCCGCCTCGCCCCAGAAGTTGAGGGAGATGTCCTGCTGGAGGGCGGTGAAGCGGGGTCCGAGGTCTGCCAGGACATCCTTCGCGTCCTTCATGGCGGCTACGAAGATGCCGATCCCAGCGCCGGCGGCCCCGAGGATGCCGGGCAGGGCTAGGAGGGCCGGCAGCGAGTGGGCTACCCCGACCCCGAAGGCGGAGACGATGCCGAGACCTGACCCGAGTACGGAGATCAGCCCACCAGCGGCCACGCCGACGGAGGCCATCTTGACGGCGACCGTGTCCAGGTTGGTGAACAGGTCGCTCAGGGAGTTCTTCAGGTTGCCGAAGATGTTGCCACCGGCCAGGGCCTTCAGCTGGGTCGCGACCTGGATGAGGCTGGCCTTGGCCAGGCGGGCGTGGATGTCCACGAAGTAGGGCTTCTTAGTGAGCCTGGCCAGGTCGAAGCGGGCCTTACCGTCGTCCAGGTCGGCGTTGACGGTGGCCTTACCGTCGAGCTTGTTGAGCTCGTGCTTGATCTTCTTCTTGGACGCCTCTGACAGGTGAGCCTCGGTGTCGATCTTGGCTCCGAGGGCCTTGATCTCCTCGCGAATCTTCTTGGCGGAGGCCGTGTCGAGCTCAGGCTTGGCCTGAAGCCTGGCGTCGATCTTCTCGACCTCGGCCTTGATCTTGTTCTGGGCGGCCTTCTCCAGGGACGCGTTGACCTTGAGATCGCTCTTGATGTTGGCGATCTTCTCCTTGATCTCGGCGATGTCCGAGCCGTTGATCTCAACCTTCGCGTCGATCTCGGCATCGATGCCCTTCAGGTCCTTGATCGCTTTGGCCTGAGACTGCTTGTCCAGGTCGACGCGGGCCTTGATCTGGGCCTTCATCTCGTCGAGCTCGCGACCGAGCTTCGCCACAGCGTTGTCGTCCAGGACCGGCTTGACGGGGGCGCGGGAGTCCATCTGGCGCAGCTGGCGCTTGATGTCCTCGATGTCCCGCTTGGAGATCTCGGCGTGGGCCTGGCCGCGGGTCTGCCCGATGGCACGCTCGATACGGCGCAGGTCCTTCGGGTCGATGCGGGCGTTGACCTGCAGCACGAGCCCGTCGAGGGCGTCCTTGACTGAGTCGCGCATGTCGCGCGCCCACTTGTCGGCAGCACGCTCGATGCGCTTGCCGATCTTCTTGAGGCTCTTCTCGATACCCCGCTCAGCGTCGCCGCGGAAGTCCCGCGCGTCAGCGCCTACCTCTACAACGACCTCGCCGATCTTGTCTGCCACGGGCTACCCTCCCCGCTCGTACGTCGAGCGGGCGGCATCGCGGCCCGACTCCTGTCTGAGGCCATGATACCGCCCGCATAGGCGTGTCCTATAGGTGATGTCACATGCCGAGGGCTGACTTAAGGGACCCAAACCCACTGGACTCGTTGCCTGAGTACCACGGGCTGCGGGGGTCAGTGACCTCGACGCCCTTGGGTGGGAGCCACAGGTCCCTCTTCAGCTTCTCGGTAGCGCCCTCGTCCTCGGCGTTGCGGGTCAGGATCCACCACATGACGTGGCAGAACCGGTTCAGGGGCAGAGTCTCCAGGTCGATCCCGTGCCCGAGGCAGAACCCGTCAACGTAGTCCCACTCCTTGTGGGCCGAGGCCATCAGGCGCTGGACTACGTAGGAGGGTTTTCGCCCGCGTCCTCCATGACGGCGGAGATGAGGTCGGTCAGGTCGGGGATGTCGAGGTCGTCGGCGGGGCTCTTGAGCCGCTTGACGACCTCGGCGCCGGTCTCCTTGCCGAAGAGGACGTGGCACCACTTAGACAGGCCCTCGATCAGCTTCTCGGCGTCATCGCCTGAGTCCTTGAGAGCCTGGGACAGGAAGATGGCGACGGACGCCTTCGGAGGGCGGACCTTGTACTCGGTACCGACCAGTTCAACAGTGATGG